CAATGAGTAGTCCGGGGATGAAGTACAACCAGGGGTGGACCAGGTCCCTAAAAAAGCGAAGAAATACCAGAACCAACAGTATCAACATACTTCGAAAAACTAACTTGACCAGAATAGAAATCTAAAGCATCTTCCATACCAGACTGGCCAAAGAGAGCATAGGAAATACCTGTACCAGCAACAGCACCTATGGCATAACCAGCAGCAACTCCACCGGCAATTCCGCCAACAGTGGTTGCTCCGCCACGTACAAGAGTAGTGCCCAATAAAGCACGACTTCCGGCAATAGTAACATTTGCAGTCGCCCTAAATCCAAAACTTGCAGCACGTAATCCATGAGCCCTGGTATACGGGTGTGCAACAGCCATTGCTGTACCAATCCAGAAAACCTGAGGGGCAGATTTGTACCACAAATAAGCCCTAGACCAACTCATCAGTAACGCCTTCGAGCACGATGGATCACCATCTTCTTAGAGGACTTCCGTCCATTCTTGTAAGCATATTTCACTTTCTTTCCTTTATGCTTACCTTTCTTGCAAGTAAACACTTTACCATATTTTGTTGCCATTCACAAACCACATCCATAACCAATTACAGAATTGAATAAATCTAACTGCCAAAGAATAAACAATGCAGCAGCAGTTAGCAACTGATTATCTTTGACAGCCGAAAGTATACGTACACCAGCAGTAGCATCTTTCGCAACTTCAACAGCAGCTGCAGGTTGAACCATCTAGTTCGCCTCCCGCATACCCTGGGCCAGTAATCCTTTGTATCCACCAGGGGCCATTGTCACTTTCAATAGAAGTGAAGGTAAGGCACCAACATCAAAAGGACCAGATGATGATTCAGTTAAACCAGTGGCATCAACAGTAACCTTCAGTAATCCAAGAGGAGCCACAAAACCAGGAGAACTCTGGATAGCCATACCAGAAGTACCTGCACGTAGAGACATAATAGACGCAAGTGTACCAACAGAAGGATTCATTCCGCCAGCAGTCCAAGATTGAATTCCTTGAAACTCTCCACCGGGATAGTTAGTAACTATCGAATGTGATTCACCAACCAAATAAGGTGGAGATTCATTCTCATATCGCAAATCAACTGCAATCTCAGGTAGATTTTCACCAACATCAAAAGCATCTGTCATCCAAGAAACGCCGCCGGGAACATTTGGTTCCGTTTCCTGCGGACGTGAACGGGAATCAGCATATCCCTTGATGACACCCTTACGGGTAGCACTATCATCACCAAGCATAAACAAAGGATAACCAGTAGTTGTACCAGAGGCTGGGTCATTTGGAATCTGTATCTCAGACATATCCCAATCATAAACTGAATCAGTATTTGCAATCTCATAACCCAATGGAATTAGATTCTGTGAAGCATTATGCACAGACTCATAATGAACCTTAAAATCTCTGTACCTAGCAGCCACAGTAGGTTCAGTGTCGAGAACTTGCTGTTGTGATTCTCTCCAAACATGATAGGCCTTTTCCCAAGCATTAATCGCAGCCCAGTGTTCTGGAATACGGAAAACTCCAATATTACAAGCACCGTTAGTTACAACAGTAACAGATTCAACTACGTACTCCATTCCTTGCCGTAGCGAAACACGGTTGACGAGAGATGCACATTGAGCAAGGTCAATATAAAAATTTGCATTTACATCTCCACCTTGTGGTAAAGAGGACATTGCAGGGTTCAAATTGAACCAAAAATCTCTCTCCATAGTCTTAATTTTGCGCGCCATAGCAAAACTGAGATAGAAAAGGGTCTATAAATATAACATAGGGTTTCATAGACCTTACATGATTCACAATTGAATCATGGAACAGGTACCGGTATGGGCTATTGTAGCACAAGAGCATCTCCAGAATACATCTGAGACGATTACCGGTACTGTATCTAGTAAAGAGGAAGAATACCGCCGTTGGGGTTTCTTCAATCCTAAATGCTGTCAATGTGCATACATCAAAGATGGACATATGACACAACTTTCACCACAAACAGAGTGGCATCACAATAGAATGACTTTACTCGAAGATGATTACAAAGAGTATCCGAGAAAGAGATGTAACAAACACAGAAGCCAACTTAGAAAGTGGCAACATGCAAAGAGAGTGTTTGTAACTCTAGATGAGCAACGAATGAACATGGGAGAAGACCATCTAAGATTCGTAACATTAACCAGGGAATCATGGAATATCCTGGTCCCCCTGGAGGAACTAAATAACCTGGTTATTATCCAGGAGAAACATAAACAATATTGCACCAGAAGTTTCAGGAACTTTAGAGATCGTAATGACTGGTGGAAATCAAAAGATGCATTGGGCCAACTATGGCCAGAATGTAAACACAATGCAGAATGGAACGGAGTAGAATTCGTAGGTATACGTCTACATTTTCACGTTCACTGTATAATCGTCAGCAAGCATCTATGCAATAGACCAGTTAGGTCGTGCTGCGAAAGAGCATGTTATTGTCCTAAAAACATGCAAGGAGAAGTAATCGATAATAGTAGATTCTTCAAAGAATGGGGTGGTATTGTGGACGTCCGTTCAGTTAAGGACTATCAAGTCAAATACACACACAAAGGCGAAACTCGCAAAGGCTGTGGAAGAAAAGCCTGCATGAGATATCTCAGTAAATACATCACCAAAGCCGAGAACTGGAAGTCAGTCAAAATCGGTAAGTGGTGAATCTCACCGCGTCGTGACATGCGTCACTCCCGCACCAATGAGTAGTCCGGGGATGAAGTACAACCAGGGGTGGACCAGGTCCCTAAAAAAGCGAAGAAATACCAGAACCAACAGTATCAACATACTTC